AGATCCATCACCAACCCAAGCGATAACGCACAACTTTACGGTTTCAGTATGGAAGGAAACCTCGGAAAATCAGACTCTGGACAATACATACCAACCATGACTTCACCGAATACCCCATTTTTGGGAACTCAGACTCTTTGAATCAGTGCTTAAGAATAACCGGCGTCAGCGACTTCCCTAACAGTATCCCAATGAAAAACGCAGCAAATACAAGAATTATAGTCTCTTTTGAAATTTTTTCAAGCATATCAACCGACTGATTCTGAGGATGAAAAACACGGGGACCCGGATCATAATACGAGCGTGCGTCGTGCTGCTGATGGTGCTCCTCGGCCTCGACCTCGTCCACGAGCTGGTGTTGCTGGGGGTCGCTGTTCGTCTCGGTCACTGGGAACATCGGTCTCACCGGACTCGGATCGAACATCCGATCCATTACTCTCTGAGTCACTACTGCTTTTATCTTCAACTATGAATCCAGCGAGGTTCCCATCTGGATCAGCATCACTCTCACTTGAGATATCCTCCGTATCATAGGATACCTCAGATGAAACGCTGCCAGACTCGGCAGAGTCGTAGTCGTCGTCGGCGTAGTCATCCTCGCACACCTCCTGAGGCGTGTAACGCTCGGGTGCCTTGACGGTCCGACCGGAACGCGTACGCTTACTGTCCGTGACTTCTGGGGTCTGGAAAGTGTTGGTTGATGGCTGCTCCCGTGCGACTGACATCAGGCTCTGTATCATCAGGGGCTAAATCGTTTAAGTACTTTGGAAAGAAATACAACCCACTCTTGCGTGCAAGCTCGAACAACGTCGTTTCGCCTTCGACGCCCATCTGAACGGCGATAGATTCGAGCGTTTCCTGGTGTTCGTGGTCGTCTGCTCGGCGTATGAACAGAGCGAGGTTACGAACATCCTCAATCGCGTTGTATAGGCCACTTGCTCTTTTTTCCAGACTTGCCTTTTGGTTTTCGAACTCCGACATATGACTTTGAAGCAGCTCCCACGTTTGAGGGTCGAGACCCGAGTACGGATGCACTTCTCTGAGAAACCGATTCTTCTTGCCACCAAAAGTCGGGAATAAGATCACGAATAGACACAAAAGTAGAATTATCCACAGCAACATTGCTGCGTAATTCGTCTACTATACTCGGAGAAAGAATATATTCACGCCCAGAAAAACGTTTCGGAAGTTTTTCGTTATTTGCGTTTTTCTCTGCAGCAATACGATTACATTCATCATCATGACATAACTGACAAATCAAGTCCCCTTTTATTCCAAACCATACATGGTTCGACTTGTGTTCACCCTGGATCCGTTCACAGTACTTGGAATCCGTCTGTACAATGATTGTATCTGAACCTTTTCTCATGACACGCCGAACGTTTGCGAGTTCCTGACCCTTGAGGTACTTGCGTATAAAACGTTCCAGAGGTGCACATGTGATCTCGACGTTTACCGCTTCATTTGAAACCTCGTTCGTTCGAACTGCAAAGAGTTTGAGGATTTCAGCTGAAGGGACTGGGTCAAAAACGTTCCCATCGAGGTCACGCCATGGTGTATACGGGCCGGAATCAACGGACCCGCGGTCCCGTTTGTGTGACCAGAGCATCCGGAGTCCCGAGCCGCCGTAGACGCTCGCGTCGATACGCTGACTCCATTCCGGATCATCTGGGAGTTCGAGGAGGATCCGAGTTCGTAGAGCAAGCGCTTCAGACTTGGTCACGAAAACATCTGGCCAATGAATGTGTACGCCAGTCTTCACTTGTGTGTCCACGTCACGAGGTTCGGCACGTGAGATGAGACACCGGCCCTTTTGAACCACTGAATGCATCACCTCGACAAGATTGAGTATGACGTCATCTGGGAGCGCCTCTGGGCCCTTGTAATCGAGATCGACGAAAAACTTGAAGACATCCGTCTTTTGCTCCACCACGTACAGTTTTTTGCCGAGGCGTACTGCGTGTATGCACTCGACGTAAAATTCGTCAAGTTGTTCAAACGGAACTTGAAGGATTCCACCATCCATGAGGACGTGCGTCCCCGGGCCCTTGTCTGTGAGCCATTTCTCCATAACCTGTCAGTGTGTTTACCTTTTAGTCTGTGTCCGAATCGTGCGTCAAGCGACTCCAAAAGTCTTTGATTTTCATGATCACGATGGGCTCTTCTGTCGAAGCCTCCTGCTTCACTTCCACAACGGGCGGAGAAGGAGCCTCCGCCTCCTTCGACGGAGCCTCCGCATCCTCAACAACGGGCTCCACCTTCTTCAACTCCTCCTTTTTGATTTCGTAGATGATATCGACGAGAGACATTGTCTTTGCCATCTCGTCGGCGTCACCGTGTCCTCGCGCCTGGACGAGCATCTCGGCAAACATACGCTTTGACTTTGTCATCTTCTGATGAGTGTCAATATTTTCACATGTGTGTTCTGACGCCCCGGCACGTGGCAGTGTGGGGCAGCGCCGCGGACAAGGGCTCGCTGCGCGAGCCCTTGGACTTTTCTAACTCCGTAAATAAAAACTCGTGCGTTGGGTGGATGAAAGAGCCGCGTGGAAATCTGGGTTTGTTATGACGTGCGTCCGTATCATGTCCCATAGGTTTCCACGAGCTGTGATTCCTTCGAGCGTGTCGAATTCCACCTTGTCATTTTCGTCATAGTTTTTACGAAAATACGTTTGGTGGTTCTCCATTTTGGATTTCTCCTCGTTGAATCGCCGAACGATGTACGTGTGTTCGAGAGCCGTCATGGGCAAATCGATTACGTAAACGTGGTAAATGCTGGTGACATCATCCTCGATGTCCGCTTCGGAATCCCCTGGACCTTTGTACTTGGTTGCAAACTGAAAATACGAGTAGGCGCCTCGTTTCAGATTGATCGTGCCTCGAGTCTCCTCCTCGAGTTCCCGAACGGCACACCGTAAGGGATTGATAACCTCTCGACGTCGACACCCTCCTGTGACGAACGTCCACTCCTGGTACCGACGATCGTGAACAATAAGCATGTACTGCTTATTATTGATCGTCGTCACCGGAATCGCTATACTTTTGTGCCTCTCCCGACATGGCTGCTCGCGTGGGGAATTCATTCCCTCCTACTGAGTCGTTCGTAAAAAAATTCATCAGCTTTCCCCCACCTCGTGATGGTTCATAGGTGATTAAAAACAAGAGTCCGAGCAAAAGAAGCCACTTCCAGATTTGCATTGTTTTATATCAACTTAAAATTTCCTTGCCGCCGAAGGCGGGAAGTACTGCCGTACTGTCGGTGACAACGTGATTCGGGGATTTAATTTACAGGCTGAACGAGCGGGGTCCCAGTCTCAGCCTTGGCGCTGAATGAGTGTGCAAACGGGTTCCCCTTGAGCACGTTGTTTGCCAGACCCAGACCCTGGTTGTTTGCTGAGGAGCGGAAATCCTTCTGACCCTTGAACACGTTGAGGCGGTCGTACTGGTTGGGTAAGTAACGAGACCCACGGCTTGCGTCGGCTGGGCGGACCGGGAGCGCACCCGCCTCGAGACGCGTGTTTGTGTTGGCACCGACGGCTCCCACGGGGTCGGCGCGCACGTTCATACGTCCGCCGTTACCTGGACGATCGGGGTTGATACGATTCTTAGACCAACGCATGGGGTCGTTGTATGCAGACCCGTACGCCTCTGCGACCATGTACTGTGCGGGACCCATTTCGAGACCATCCTTGCGAAGACCCGTCTCCTGGCGAACTGTCGTCCGGCGCGTCTTCTGGAAATCCGGGCGACCCTCTGGCGCTGTGATGGCACCACCCTGACCCTGTCCACGCGTCTGCATAGGCATGTAGTTTGATGTCGTCTTGGACAGCTTGGCCGGGTGGGAAATGGCACCCAGCGTCGTCCCGCCGTTCTTGGTGACGGGATTGGCTGGGCCGCCCCATGTACCGGACAGAGTCGTCAGACGCTCCTCGTTCATGTTGTTCGGCAGAATGCGGAAAAACTGCTGGAACCCACCGGATGCCGGTGTGTCTGGTGAAAGACCGAGACCGCGTCCGACGTATTTCTTGTCTGCGGGTGTTACGTTGTTCATTTTGTTCGTGACTGGCTCGCGGCTTCCATCTGTCTGGTACACGGGCTGACCGAACGGAAAACGAGATCCGTTTGGCACAACGTCCGCAAAGCTTGGTGCAATCTCCTTTGGTGGAAGACGGAACCCGCCTGAAAATCCACGACCTGTGTTCGGCTCGAGATTCAGTGGATCGAGGGGTGGGTCCTGCTGAGCAAACTTGTACTGAACGAGATCAAATTTGGTAATTTGTTCTGGCTGTGAGGGCATCACTGCCTGCTCCTCCTTGACGTCGCTGAGTTTCTTTCCGGCAAAAACCAGACCGACAACGGCGGCAAGACTGAAAGGGTCCATCTATTAGTTAGATGCTATTTTTTATCCAACGGGCTCCGCCAGGAGCCCATTGTCCAGTTTCCCGGCGGACTTTCCACCTGCGGCGGAAAGGACTTACTGCTTGTCCGTGGGGTAACGCTTCGCGTAGGACATGGACTGGTACACGGCATACGTGCTCGTCGGGTCCCAGCTCATAAACTTGTTCACTGGCTTGTCAATGTACAGATCTGGGAAGTCGTAGGGCTTGTCGGCGTAGTACTTGTTGTTACGGGACGTTGTCTGAGAACGCAGAGTGTCGTCCGTCATCACCATAACTTCGTAGTTGGTGTTTTTGGGACCAAAGTACATTCCTTCCTCGACCATGAGGAGTCCGGGCTGAAGCACACTGCTCGGCATATTACTTGTAGGTGAGATTATTTATTAGTCCCGAGTGCACGTAGTGCCGAGTCCGTCGTGAGGTTCTGCACCGGCGGTGGGGGCACTCGTGCCTGGACCTTACCGACCATTGCCGCCACGAATTTGTACACGCTCTGGTCCACGAGCATATGGGCCATCTACGTTACATGAAGCTGGGTCATCGCGGCAGGTGGGAGCGAACGGTTTTCCGAACGCGGCGTTAGTGAAAGCCGCCTGGTCGTTTGGCCAACTTGTTACGGCTGTCGTGTAGAAGTTGCGTTCAGCGTCACGCTTACGCTCGAATGGATGGATCGACTTCCACTCGTTCTGAACCTCCTCCTTCATTGTCGGATACCACGGAGCCTGCTGTGCGTAGCTTGGGTCGTCACCGAGCAGGTAATTTGCCATGGGATTATCGCGCGTCGGCATGCGCAGACCGCTCACAGCCTTTGGACCCGTCGACACTGTACGCTTACCGTCTGGAATCATGTTCATGTTGTACAGTACATAAAGAGCGGCAATGACCAGGGCACCGAGTGCAACGATGCGAGCATCGCGGCGAATCAGGTACGTGAGCACGACGGCGTACACGATGAAACGAGTCGTTGCAAGAACTCGCTGTTCAGCCGTCTGACGAGACGTGGGCCAAAAATCGAGCAACTGATCTTTTGCAACAAGTTCACGCAGGTCAATCGTCATCTTCTATAGTGTACTGATATATTTTTTCAGATCAGAGGACCCCCCTTACCACCCTTGAGCAGAGATGACATCAGACCGTTCATGCTGTTCATCAGAGCCGCCTCGTCGATGGTACCGTCGGGGGCGGTTGCTGTATCCTGGAGCTGGCTGGCACACTTCTGCGCCACGGACTCGATCATGCTGAGCGTCTCGGCTGGAAGAGCGGTGATGGTCGTACCCAGAATGTACAGCGTCTGGAGGTACTGCCAAATGGCACCCTTCGTCGCATCGGACAATTCGGAGTTCCACAGACGAGGAATATCCAGATCGTTCAGGAAAGGCACCTCTGCCGCGTGCGTCTGGAAAAACTCCTCATCCTTCTGCATCAGGTGGTTCGCAAAAGGACCAACCGTCTCCATAAACTCCTTCAGAGGCTTCTTCTGGTTCGCCTTGCGCAGAAGCACGAACGTGTTCTGGTACTTTACCAGCTTCTTCTCAGTGGGAAACGTGAGAACAAGCTCGTCAAGAAACTGCTGCATCATGTCGTTGAAAGCGTTGGTGGTGGTCGCCATTAAAGAGACATACGTTTTTTGCT